GATGACCGCAACCTGATCACAACTGTTCTGGACAAGCTTGGACCGGTTGAGGCACCTGCACAGCTTGACAATGGTTTAGAGATGCTGGCTTTGAAGAAGAAGAAGCTGCAACTTTTGATGGGTTACTAATGGCTTCCAGGGCTGACATTGAGCAGGCCATCCTTGATGTTGCAGGGAATCCTGTCTCTGGTGTGATTAGGGACATGGCTGGGGCTTTCGCTGATGCCATTGTCGCTTTGGATGAGGATCCTGCTGACACACCAAAGAGGGTGAGCCCTGTTCAGGGTACAGTTCAGCAGCGAGAAAAAGAGACTCGCGTTCTTGGGGCTGTTGAACAGCGATAGCGAGTTTCTCCCTGGCTAGTTTCCCCTTTCGGCTGGCCAGGGTTTTCTCTTTCCAGCAGTAAGGCTCACCTTACTTGGTACCATTGAGGTATCAGATTTGTGCGTTACCGCTGCTGAGAGCTGTTGAGTGTCACCACCGCAGCGCTACCACACAATCACAAACATTATTGGAAGGACATTATGTCTGAGTTCATCAAGACTCAGGAAGAGATCCGCGCCAACCTGACTATGCAGATTCGTGAAGTTATTGACGGAGCAGAAGCAGACAAGCGCGGTCTTGACCAGGCTGAGTTACAGAAAATCAACAAAATCGAAGAGGACATCGTGCGCGCTTCGGAGGCCCTTGAGGTTGCACGCCGCAACGAAGAGCGCTCTCTTGAGGCTGCTGCAGCTTCTCGCGGTTTCGCTCCTGCTGCTGAGGCTCGCGGAGATGCTGAGATCTTCCGCGCTATGGCACGCGGAGAAGTGCGCGAGCACAACTTCACTATGGAGAAGCGTGACCTGGTTCCTTCAGCGAACACTGTTCCGGTTGCTTTCTTGGATCGCGTATTCGCGCTCGCAAAACTCGTTGGACCTTACTTGGAGACCTCTGAGGTCTTCCAGCGTGACAGCGGTTCTGATTTGCGGATTCCGGTTCTCACAGCGTATTCCACTGCCGCTGAGTATGCAGCTGGTTCAGCTATTGCTGACAGCGAGCCCACCTACAGCTCTCTCTTGCTGCAGCCCACCAAGCAGGCCTTCATTGTGAAGCTTGCTAATGAGCTCATCTCTGATGCAGGCTTCGACATTGAGGCTTCCATTGCTGAGAACGCTGGTGTCGCTATCGGTACTCGCGTGAACGCTCTTGTCCACGCAGCTGTTACGGCAGTTGCTGGTGCAGGTGGAACGGCAGGAACAGTCTCAACTGTGACGGCTGACGAGCTCATCAACCTCGCTTTCAGCGTGGATGGTATGGCTCGGATGCTTCCTGGCGCTGGCTACATGGTGAACACCACCACGCTTGGTGTCATTCGCAGGCTCAAAGACACTTCAGGGCAATACATCCTGAATCCCGTTGTAGGTGGTCCAAGCACTATCCTTGGATTCCCCGTCTATGAGAATCCAGCAGTAGCCTCTTTGGGTACGGCTTCGGGTACCAGGGCAGTCTTCTTTGGCCACTGGCCGTCTGTGAAAATTGCCCAAACGGGCTTGCAGACCTCAGTGTCCTCCGATGCCTATTTCTCCACCGATGTCACAGGCTACAGGTTCACTTACCGCGTGGCCGCCGGTGTCGCTAACGGATCCAGTCACATCAAGGCGTTGGTTCAGCCATAGGCTAACCAGTCGCAACGCAGAAACCCCTGCCGGTCCTAGTGACTGGTGGGGGTTTCCGCTATTGTAGGGGGCATGGCTATAGAGAAACTTAAAGGTGTTGTGTCTGTCGCATCCAATTCGCCTGGTCTTCCCACCGGCTATTCAGTGCAGGTGAGCATGCTGGTGGAGCGTATGAAACGGCATGGCATTCATGTTGGTGTGCTGTCCAACTATGGAAATGAGGGTTACATTGCGAAACACCGGACCAAGCATGGGGATGTCCCCATCTATCCCAAAGGTTACAAACCTTACTCTGATGATGTGATGGAGTTATGGCATGAACATCACCGCAGAGGTTTTGAGACTCTGCCTCACTTCATGCTCACTCTCTACGATGTTTGGGTTTACAACGACCTGGAGACCGATATCCCTATCTATTCTTGGGTTCCTTTAGATCATGTAACGATGCCACCTTTGGTGAAACGCTTTCTCCAGAAGGACAATGTGACTCCGATTGCTATGGCACCTCATGGGCAGAGACAGCTCGCTGCAGCAGGTTTTGAGGCTGACTATATTCCGCATGCTGTTGACACTAAAGTTTTCAAACCTACGCAACTGTTTAGGGGTATGGAGACTAGGGAGTTCATGGGGATTGGCAAAGACAAGTTTCTGGTGACAGCTGTCATGGCGAACAAAGCAAACCAGATAGTCCACCGCAAAGGATTTTCTGAGCTCTTCCTCAGTTTCGGTATCTTTCACAAGGATCACCCTGATTCTCACCTGTACATTCACGCTGATGTTCTGCCAGCTGTCGGAGGGTTCCACCTTGGCACTCTCATGAAGTCTTCTGGTGTGCCTGAGACCGCTGTCACTTTCGCAAACAGGGATGAGTTGCGCACTGGTTACAGTGATGAGGAGATGGCCGCGATCTATACCGCTTCGGATGTTGTGTGGATGGCAACCTATGGAGAAGGTTTTGGTGTTCCGATTATTGAAAGCGCTGCATGTGGCGTGAGATCTATTGCATCAGATTGGGCGGCCACAGCAGACTTGATGAGCCCTGACAGCTTTCCGGTGCTCGGACAGCCATTTTGGGATGCTCCCCAAAGCGCTTTCTTTCAGATTCCGGTTCTTGCTTCGCTCGTAGAAGCCCTCGAGAAGGCATACAAGGCCGATAGAGACACTTCCACAGTCGCTAGGGAGTTCGCTATGCAGTTTGATGTTGAGAGAGTCTGGCAGGACTACTGGATGCCTTTTTTCAGGAAGGCTCTTTCTCAATAGTGTGGGTGGACTCTGGCGCTAAACTAGAGGCTGGAGGCTTTTCATGGCAATAAGTAACGGATACGCCACACTCGCTGATGTGAAGGCGGCACTACGGATCCCCACCGGTGACACTCAGGATGATTCTCTGCTTGAGATAAGCATTGAGGCTGCATCAAGACAGATTGATGGTTTCTGTGAGCGCGTTTTCACACAGTCAACCGCGACAAGGATTTACAGGCCTACTGATGTGTTCACTGTGGACATTGATGATCTGCAGTCTTTGACTTTTTTGAAGACTGATTCTGATGGTTCGGGTGTGTTTTCGACAACTTGGTCAGCTACTGATTACCAACTAAATCCTCTGAACCGCATTTCTGGTGGGATTAGCTCGCCTTATACCCAAATCAGGGCCACAGGTGAGTACCTCTTCCCAATCTATGAGCCACGCAATGTGAACTCTAATGAGGCGAGCGTACAGATCCAGGGTGTGTGGGGTTTCGCCACTATTCCTACAGCGATCAAGCAGGCCACAATCATTCTCTCTATGAGACAGTTCAAGCGTTACGATTCACCTACAGGTGTAATGGGCTTTGGAGATTTAGGTGTTATGCGAGTGGGAGCTGTAGATCCCGATATTTCTGCGTTGCTTATGCCTTTCAGAAGGATGTTCCTAGCGTGAGTATTACTGACATTAGGGATGGGATTGCTACTAACCTGGCAACCATCTCTGGCTTGCGCACTAGCGCAGAGCTCCCAGACCAGCCAAACCCACCTATCGCTGTGGTCCAGCTAAACAATGTGACTTATGATCAGGCGTTTCAGGGTGGCTTGGTCCTTTACAACTTCACGATCACAGTCATTGTGGGCAAGGTTGCAGAGCGCCTGGCACAGCAACGGTTGAACGCTTATGCCTCTACAGGTGCAGGTGGTGTGAAGGCTGCCTTGCAATCAGATCGCACTCTTGGCGGTTCAGCTTTTGATGTGAAGCTTCAAGAGATGACTAACATTGGTGCGATAACATTAGGGGAGCAACAATACTTGGCAGCAGAGTTTGCGGCCATAGTTTACGCAGACTAAGGAGACATTGTGGCAGTTTTTTCAGCTACAGATTACGACATTACGATCAACACTGTTGATTTTTCTAGCAAGCTTGCCGCATGCACCCTTGACATTACGAGGGAGCAACTGGAGATCACCAGTTTTGGCAATACTGCGCGCAGATATATTGCAGGACTTCAGGATGCTTCTGTGACTTTGAGCTTCCACCAGGACTTTGCTGTGGGCTCGGTTGACAGCACTATCTTCAGCAACCTGGGTGGGACTGTGGCAATCACCATCAGGCCAACCAGCTCTGCTGTGGGTACCGCAAATCCCGAGTACCGGTTCAACGCGCTTGTGGTTCAGAGCACCCCATTTTCCGCAAATGTGGGGGATTTAGCCACCATGGATCTAACTTGGCCAGTTGACGGTGCAATCACCAGGGGTACCGCAGCCTGATTTAGGGTAGTATCTGTGGCATGAACTTCAATCTGCTTGTCACATTGCTTGATGGAACCGCTACAGAGGTCACTGGTGTTGCCGCTGACCTGGTTGCTTTTGAGTCTCACTTTGACTTGAGCGTTGCACGCTTAGGCTCTGAGGTCAAAATCACTCACCTTCTTTACCTTGCATGGCATGTTCTCAAGAGGACCGGCCAAACTAAGGACACTTTTGAGAAGTGGGTTGAGTCTGTGGACAAGGTGGAGGCTGGGAGCCCAAAAGGATAGAGGGCTTAGGGGATTCTTCCGCGCACTGGCTTATCGCTAATATCGCAGTTGAGACCGGCATAAGCCCTAATGAGCTTCTCGCTTTGACACCTCGCATGCTGTTTACTCTGCAGCGTGCTCTTGAAGCGAGGGTGAAGGCAGCCCAGAGGCCACGCAAGCGCAAGCGATAGAATAGGAAGCAGGATTGGAGTCTGCTTTGCTTGCTACTGAGATGCGCGTTGAGGGTCTCGCTGATGTGGGCAACATTCTGCGCGGTATGGATCGCAAGGTGGCTAATAAGGTGCGCGCTGATATGCGCTCGTCTATTCTTTCGGTTGCTTCTGAGATTGCTGGGGATGTTCCTGCAACTCCTCCACTGTCCGGCATGAATCATAACGGTGTGACCAGGTGGGCTGGTGTGCCTAAAGCTTCTGTGTCTTTCACGCCTGGTAGGGCTCGCGGTGGAAGCACAAGGATTTTGGCCATGAAGTTCACTGGTGGGAGCCGGACTGGTGGCGGTATCGGTTTTGATTATGCAGAGCTTGCCGGCAACAGCACTCGGCCAGGGTCCAAGTTCACGAAAGTTTATGAGAGAAACGGCATCCCAGGCTTTCAGCACAGGGTGTCAGGGCAGGGAAAGGCCTTCAACGCCGGTATACGCCGAGCTAAGCCCATCAAGGGTAAGGCAGGATACTTTGTATTCGATTCGGCTGTGAAGCGTTACAAGGGCATTGAGGGGCTTGGGAAGCGTGCGATTGAGAAGTATATGCAGGATGCAACACAACAGATCGCAAGGTTAAGGGCGGCGCGCTAATGGCAATTTTTATTCCTCTGGTCACAAAGTTTGATGATCGCGGTTTGCAGGGAGCTCAGAAGGCTTTAGCTAACTTCAACAACTTTGCTGTGGAGGTTGGTAGGGCTGCAGCTGCTGCTATCTCTGCTGTGGCTGTGGTGTCTGTGCGTGAGGCAGCACAGTTTGAGAGCTCCTTTGCAAAGATTCAGGGTTTGGTTGGCCTGTCCAAAGCGGAAACCGATGACCTCGAGGCGGCAGCTTTAGCGTTAGGTCCGGCTTTTGGCACTTCAGCTAATGAGGCTGCCGAGGCACTGTTCTTCATTACTTCTGCTGGTTTGCGTGGCGCTGATGCAACAGGTGTTCTAGAGGCTGCCGCTAAGGGTGCAGCTATCGGTCTTGGTGACATGAGTTCTTTGGCTAATGCGGCAACCGCATCCATGAACACTTATGGTCCTTCAGTTCTGTCTGGCACTGAAGCTGTGGATGCGCTCGCTGAGGCTGTTCGGCTTGGTCAGTTTGCACCAGAGGAGCTCGCCGCTTCTTTGGGCAGAGTTATCCCGATTGCTGCTGAGCTTGGCATTTCTTTCCAGGAGACCACCGGCTTGATTGCCGGTCTCACTAGGGGTGGCCTAAACGCTTCTGAAGCTGTAACTGGTGTGCGTGGTGCTATGCAGGCGTTTATCAAGCCCACTGAAGAAGCCAAGAAGATGATGGAGCAGTATGGCCTCTCAAGCGAGGAAGTGGCTCAGGGCATTGAGAAGGATGGATTCCTTGCAACGCTCATCAAACTGCGCGGCGCTTTCGGTGACAATGAGGAAGACTTCACTAGGGTCATCGGATCCATTGAAGGGTTGAGCGCTGTCCTCTCTTTGACTGGCGCTAATGTCGCTACCAACACAGACATCATTTCTCAGATGACTGACGGTGTGGGCATCCTGGATGATGCTCTGGCCATTGTGTCCGAGACTTCAGAGTTCAAGTTCAATAAGGCTATGGAAACGGCCAGAAACAGCCTTATCGCTATTGGTGGTGAGTTGCTTGATCGCATCAACCCTTATCTGGAACGGTTTGCTCTTTTCATGGAAGAGAACGGTCCCCAGATTGAGGCAGTGTTTGACACTATCTTTGGCGCTGTTGAGGCGGTAGCGACCAAGATTGGTGAGCTTGCTGATGCTGTCATGCCGGCAATCATGAAACTAATCAATGACGAGCAGTTCCAAGAGAACATCAAGAAACTTGGGGAGAACTTCTTTCTCATCGCAGACCAGGTAATCAGGTTCATTGATTCTGACTTAGGTCAGTTCCTTCTAGATCTCACAGGCAAGAGCATCACTGGTGGACTTGAGATTCTCAACGACCAACTGGAGCGCCTAGCTAATCTGATGTTCGTTGTCAATGAGTCTATGGATGTGTTCGCTGGTAAGAAGCCTTCAGTGGACTTTGAGACTCTTATTGACAGGGCTGGGGCAGCCATCAACATTCGGCTGGGTGAGCTTGCACAATACTTCCTGAACCTGCAGGCATCAACCACCATCAATCCGAGCAGGCGTGCTGGTGGTGGACCTGTGTCTTCCGGCAACTCCTTCCTTGTGGGCGAGATGGGGCCAGAGCTGTTCACACCTTCAGCAGGCGGTGGCAGGATTACCCCTAACGATGCGCTCGGTGGGAACACTTACAACATCACAGTCAACGCCGGTATGGGAACTAACGGGGCTGCGGTTGGTGCGCAGATTGTCTCTCTCATCAAGAAGTTTGAGCGCGCCAGCGGTCCAGTGTTTGCGAGCGCCTAATGGCGGTAACAGTTGAGCTTGGACTGTCTAAGTCTTTCACCCTTGATGACACTGTGGCTGGTGTTATTGGGTCCACAGAGTTCACTATTGGTGGGGTGAGCTTTGAGGATGTCACTTCAAGGGTTAGATCTATAAGTATTAGCAGGGGTAAGAACCGAGACTTAGACCGGTTCAACGCTGGTTCTCTAAATGTGGAGTTCAATAACACTGACAGGGCTTTTGATCCACTGTTCTCTGCTTCACCTTTCGCCGGCAACATTGTCCCCAGGCGTGATGTGCGAGTGCTCGCTGACGGTACAGCACAGTATGTGGGGAAGGTCACTGACTGGAACCTTGGTTACGATCCATCAGGGCAGTCTGTTGCAGAGTTGCAAGCTTCTGACGGTTTGACTTTCCTTGCACAACAGGCGTTGACTGCTGGCA